GGAACTTTCCTTCTTGGTGATCCTAACTGTGTGGTCCCTCAAGGTGCCGCTGCTACAGCTCCCGGTACTCCTCTCGTTAATGGAGCTAACCAGATTGGTGACACCCTAAACATTGATGGTCTACCTTCTGCTCTAGCAAACTACTTCTTGCCGGGAGACTACATCCAGCTTGGGGCTACTTCAAGCGCCACCCTGCATAAGGTCTTGACTGCAACCACTTCAAGTGGGGGTGGGGCTGCTGCACTCGACATCTGGCCTAGTATTAGGACTGCTCCTGCTGACGACTCTGCGGTAGTTCTTGTGGGGGCTAAAGGCCGGTTCCGTCTAAAAGAGAACATGACCCAATGGCAGATCAATGATATTAGTTCCTACGGAATTACCTTTGACTGTGTGGAGGCAATATGAGTAGGTCCCTCAGTGTAGCCCTAGCCAATGCCCTTGACGATGAAGTTGTAAACCCTTTCTTTGCTGTTGACCTATACTTTCAAAGCGAAACTGTTTATCTCTGGACTGGTTATGGTGAACTGGTTATTGGTGCTAAGACCTATCTAGGTGTAGGCTCCTTGCTTAACATCTCTAGTGTAGAAGAGACCACAGAGATTGAGGCTAAAGGTGCTACTCTTACTCTTAGTGGTATCCCTTCATCTATCTTGTCGTTAGCTCTTGATGAGCCTTTCCAAGGAAGAGAGTGCAGGATTTACTTTGGTGTAACTGATAGTCCCTCTGACTACGTGGAAATCTTCTCTGGTGAACTAGACCAGATGAACATTGTAGAAGAGGCCAGCACTTGTGCAGTCTCTGTTACTGCTGAGAATGTTCTAATTAAATTGGAACGACCAACAGTAAGACGCTTTACAGACCAAGACCAGAAGTCAAGATACCCCGGTGATAGGGGCCTTGAGTATATCGCTTCCCTTCAGGATAAAGAAATCTTCTGGGGAAGAAAAGCAGCTTAAATAGGGTTTCCCGACATGCCCATCACTTACCAACAAGAACCCTTGGTCAAGGTAGTGCCAGACGTAATAGATTTGGCTTACCTAGACTGGGAAGAGATGTACCACGATAAAGATGCTTACCCCTTCGATCCAGATTGGGATTTGTATTATCTTCTAGAAGAGAGTGGTAATCTATTAGTATTTACAGCAAGAGACTCTGGTAAACTTATTGGTTACTTCTCTGTGATGATTGGACCAAGCCTTCACTCAAAAGGTAAGGTTGTTGTGTCTAATGATATCATCTATCTCCACAAGGACTACAGAAAAGGTCTTATCGGAGTTAAGTTGTTTAAGTTTTGTGAGGCTTGCCTGCTACAAGATGGCTACAACCAACTACAAGTGATTACCTCTGAGAAGAACAATATCGACAGTCTCCTGAAAAGACTTGACTACAAGAAGATAGAGACGAAGTTCGAAAAAAAGTTAGGATGACATTATGGCTGTAGGTACTATCATTGCAGCAATCGGTACTGCATTCTCAGGCATTACTTTTGCGTCCCTTGCTGCTAACTTCCTTATTAGCACAGCTATGGGCCTTGCCCTTAATGCTCTTTCCCCTAAGACCTCGACCAGCGCTAACTCCATAGCTAACTCTGCTTCTTCAGCCTCTCGTGGTTATAGCATTGCAGGGGAAAGCGGTGCTGCTGTTGATCACCAGATCATCTATGGTCGTTCTAGGGTTGGTGGTGTTCGTCTCTATGATGCCTCTACAGGCGGCACTAATGATTTCCTACACAGGATTGTAGGCTTTGCTGGACACGAGATTGAGAGCTATGACGAAATCTATTTGAATGATGAGGTTGTAACTCTTGATCTTACAGGTAATGTAGTCTCTCCTGCTCGTTACAATGGCTTCGTAAGGATACGTCCTTTCTTTGGGACAGATGTTCAGGCCGCTGACCCCGATCTTGTCTATGAAACCTCTACTCTGGTTGACGGTAGATGGACCACAAACCACAGGCTCTTTGGCATTTCATATATCTATGCTCGGTTCAAGTATGATGCTGATGTGTTCCCGAATGGTATCCCCATTATCTCTGCAACCATCAAGGGTCGTAAGGTATATGACCCAAGGACTGCCACAACTGTTTGGAGTGATAACCCAGCACTGTGTATCCGAGATTATCTTACCTCTGGTTTTGGTCTTAGTCAGACAAGCACTCAGATTGATGACGCCTCTGTTACCACAGCAGCTAATATCTGTGAAGAGGTTGTTGACGGTGAAGACCGTTATACTTGCAACGGAAGCTTTGTGACAGGGTTTACTCCTAGTCAAGTAGTTTCTGACCTTCTTACTTCTATGGGTGGCCTCTTGTGGTATTCCCAAGGCCAGTGGAGAATGAAGGCTGCTAAGTATGTAACTCCCACAGTTACCCTTGATGAGGATGACCTTCGTTCAGGTGTCAACCTCTCTCCAAGACATTCCCGCAGGAACAACTTCAATACTGTAAAGGGTAAGTTCAAGGGACCAGAATCTACTTGGCAAGAAGCTGATTATCCTACAATCACCGATCCTGTGTTTGTATCAGCGGATAACAACCTTGTAAACATTCTGGACTTCCCGCTTCCTTATACAACCTCTTCCAAGAGAGCACAGCGGATCGCTAACATTGCTCTTCGTAGGAACCGTGAACAACTTACCTTCTCTGCATCTTTCGGGCTTAAAGCTCTTGGTGTTGAGGTAGGAGACTTTGTTTACATTAACAACACAAGGTTTGGTTGGACCAATAAACCCTTTGAGGTTTCCGCTTGGACCTTTGGTCTTACTGATACACTTGACCTTCAAGTACAGATGACCCTTCGTGAAATCAGTTCTGCTGTATTCACTGATGAGCCTGCTCAAATCTTTGAGAACAACAACACAACTCTGCCAAGCCCATTCTATACTGAACCTGTTGGTGTAGGTTTGACCAGTGATGTACGTATTATCAGTGAAAACATTACAGATGTTATCCTAGTGAATGTTACAGCATCTCGCCCAGAGAATATTGAGCGTGTTGAGGTTCAGTTCAAGAGGTCAGATGAACTAGCTTGGTCTATCGCTGGTGTTGGTGATCTTGGTATCTACGAGATTATTGCTGTTGATAGCAATGTCCTTTATGATGTCAGAGCTAGGTCTTACTCCTTCTTGGGTGTCAAGGGTGAGTGGACTTTCTACTTCAGCTTCCAACCTAGTGGTCTTCTTGCACCACCAGCTAACGTGACTAACTTCAGGGCTAACCTGAACGGTGGTACTATTAACCTTGAGTGGAATGCAGTCCCTGACCTAGACTTGTCACACTACAAGATCAGGCACTCTCTGGAAGAAGCTGGGGCATCCTTTGCTAACTCCACCACAGCCGTTGAGAAGGTCAGTAGACCGGCCACAACTGTAGCAGTACCCACAAGACCGGGGACCTACTCTATACGGGCCTACGACAAGCTAGGGAACGCCTCTGTGGCATCTTCCTTGATTGTTGTACCAGTTACTGCACTAGAGTCCTTCACTAACAACCTAACATCTACTCAAAGCCCCACTTTCTCAGGAACCAAGACTGGTTGTTCTGTTGTAGGAAGTGAACTTAGGATCACGACAACTACAAGCCCTCCGAGTAGCGCCGAGTACATCTTTACCTCGTACATTGATACAGGTGCTCAGAGGAGGGTCAGGGCTAGGGTTGACATCAACGTAAACCGTTATGATGCGAACACTGGCTTGTGGGATAGCATTCCCGGTCTATGGGATAGTATCCCCGGTCTGTGGGATGACTGGACAGGTGGTACTCAGTTTGCTGATACGGATGTTGTAACATATATCTCGTTCACAAACCAAGACCCTGCTGGTACACCTACTTGGTCTGACTATCAGCCCTTCAAAGCTGGTGACTTCTTTGGTCGTGCATTCAGGTTCAAAGTTGAACTCTTGTCTCAGACTACAGGTGTATCTCCCAGTATCTCTGGCTTGACCGCTAGGGTCCAATATAATTAAGGACTAGTTGAATGTCTCAACACGATTACGTCATTGACAACCAATCTGCACCAGCAGCACGAGCAGATATTAATGCTGTTCTTCAAGCTATTGCAACAACCAACTCAGGGGGCGCTTCCCCTGTAACCACTTACGCTAATCAAATCTGGTACGACACTGCAACAAACGAGATTAAGAAGCGTAATGAAGCTAACAGTGCTTGGATTGTTCTTGGTACTGTTGACGAAGCTGGTAGCACCTTTACCCCTAACTCTCTTCTTACTACAACTGGCATTGCTCCTGCAACTCTTGTTACTGCTGCGGAAACCATTGCTTCTAACAACAATGATACGACATTGCCTACAAGCGCTGCTGTAAAAAACTATGCTGATATTACCGCCAATAACTATGGGGCTTATTACTACAGTCTAGTTAATATCCCCGGTACTATCGCAGCAACGACTGTCGGTGCTGTTGGTAGTTATGGTTTCTGCTTCGATGCCGATCCTCTTTCTGGCGGCGCGTCTCGTACTCCGGGTGCATTGGTTGCAGGCTCTAACTTACGTTTTGCTACTGCTGCTGCCACTAATACAGGCCTTGCACAACCAGTGGGAACTTGGCGGCTTATGGGATGGAGCCAGTATGGGACATCTGTAACTCCACTAACAGCAAAAGTTTCTCTTTGGTTGAGGGCTGCATAATGAACTTTCGTAATCCTGTCTATGCAGATAACATTAGGATTAACTGTGAAATTGACCACCCCACTCTTGGTTGGATTCCTTTCACCGCTGACCCTAACGATACTGGTGCTGAGTTTGATGTAGCTGAACTTTATGCTCAAATGGCAGCAGACCCCAGCATTCAGCCCTATGTACCACCTGTACCAGTGCCACCCACGATGGAAGAGCAAGAAGCTGCTCGTAAGGTTGCCTACGTACAAGAAGCTGACCCCCTGTTCTTTATGTTCCAACGAGGGGAAGCAACTGAACAAGAGTGGCTCGACAAGGTAGCAGAGATTAAAGCTCGCTATCCTTATCCTGTAGAATGAGATAGGTGAACCACAATGTCCCTGAAGGATAAAGCCATTACCACTGTCGCTGTGATTGCGCTCTCAACACCATTCATTGCTAAGTGGGAGGGTCTTAGCCTTGTTGCATACAAGGACATTGTGGGCGTACCTACTGTCTGCTACGGAGAAACCCGTGGTGTAACCATGTCTGATCGTTACACAAAGCAACAGTGTGAAGACATGCTCAAAGCTTCTGTAGCAGAATACTACAACAAACTAAAGCCCTATATGACTAATCCAGATATCCCTATTGGGGTTCAAGCATCTCTCCTTGAACTAGCTTACAATGTGGGTATTGCTAAAGCTGGTAAGTCTACCATGATGAAGCTTGCCAATCAAGGTAAATACGAAGAAGCCTGTAGAGAGCTTGATAAGTGGGTCAAGGCTGGTGGTGGTAAAGTAAAAGGTCTAGTCAATCGTAGAGCAGAGAGCAAAACTAAACTCTGTCTTGTTGGCTTAAAGAAATGAGACTCTTACTCCTAGTGATCCTACTTGCTGGTTGTGGTGCCAGTCCCCTAAGCCTCTTGACAGGTGGTGGCCCCAATGTGGCTGCTAACGTACAAGCTGGTAAAGAGAACACACAACAAGCTGTAGCTAATCAAACCAGAACAGATGCAGGAAGAGACGTTATACAACAAAGCTCTCCTGTTATAGCAGACCAAATCAAAGAAGTAAATATCCAACAGACCCCGCTCTGGATGCTCATCCTTCTTGTTCTCGGGTGGCTACTGCCATCCCCTAATGAAATTGCCAGAGGCATTAGAGGGCTTTTTAGAAAATGGAAGACTTAGGTATTGTAATCGCTTCAATCATAACTGCTGTGGTTTCAGGTATTGCTTGGGCAGTCAGGAAAATCTTGACTAACGAAAAACAAATCCAGATGATGCACAATGAGATTAGGCAAAGGGATATTCGTAGACAAGAAGACCGAGAGATTATGAATGAGATAAAGACTGACCTCAAAGAAGTCAAACGAGATGTAGTTGAGCTTTACAAGAAACACGACCCTGAATAATAAAAGACCCGCTAGAATCCTTGATTGGACTCTAGCGGGTTTTCTTTTAGTTTATCGCCAACAGAACATTACCAAGGCGATGATGACCACAACAAGCATTAAGAGGTCTGTCATGTAGGCTCTCCCCATGAAATGCACTTGAAGTTGGCAATCTCTTTGGGGCCATTGTTTTGTTTCTGTAGAGCGTAGTTTCGGTCTAAGATAGCCACAGCCGCTTGGATGCACTGATCTTTGTTGTCGTAAACAACCTCTGATGTGGCAGAGTAACAGTAGTTACTTGTGGTACTACAGACTAAAAAGATTAGTGTTAGCATCCTCGGTCTCCAATTTAGCAATGAGAAGTTCAGCGTAGTGGATTACTTTCTTGAGGTCTTGGACGCCACCCTTCTGTTTGTAGCGACAAGTGTACTTGATGATTGACCCTTCACAGAACCCTAGTTGGTTAGCTAGGATAAACTCTACAGGCTGAATCTTAAGCGTCTTGTAGTGTGAGCCACCTACTTGTTCAGTGAACGGGTCTCTCCTGTTTGGTGGTTGTTCGATCTGGGTCATTTCTGGCATGTCAAGCCTCATGTTTTGGTTTGGTGGCAGCTTTGACGGCCCACATAGCAGCTTCTTCGACAATAGTTTGGGCAAAAGCTTTTAGTCGATTGATTTCATGTGTCCGTTTCCATTCATCATCGCTATCTTGCTTTGGCGTGTGAGTGTCAATACTATCAATCAGATCAATCAGGTCAGCAGCTTTCCGTTTAATTTGACCTACAGTGTCGTCATTAGATGGGTTAAAGTTGATACCAACCCGATATTCGCCTTTAGTCATTAGATTCCTTCCTCATAAAAAGCAATAAGCCACTGCTTACATATATCACTTCGTACCACATCGTCAATACCAAACTCAATGATAGCTGCATCAATGTTGTACTTCTTTGCTAGATGGATAGCCTTGGATAGTCCAGACTGTTCTTTGATATCAGACTGACGAATGTCCCCATTCATTACCAGAGTACAGTTCTCACCGATACGAGTGGTCAGCATCTTGAACTGAGCCACATCAAGGTTCTGACATTCATCAGCTAGGACAAAGGCATTGTTGAATGATGAACCCCTCATGTACTCTAGTGGAGCCATGACGATGTTACCATTCTTGATACCAGTCTCAAAGGCACCAGCCCCCAACTGCTCTTCTAGGACACTCAGGACGGGCGAGAGCCAAGGGCCGTACTTCTCTTCCATTGTACCGGGAAGGGCACCCAGCGACTTCCCTACGCTCACAGCGGGGCGTGTAATGATGATCTTGTTGATCCTACGATTAGCGTAGAGGTTAGCTGCATATGTAGCTGCAACAAACGTCTTGCCTGTACCACTAGGACCAAGGACAATCAACTGAGTGTTCTTCTTGAGTGCTTCCAGATAGAGCCTCTGGTTCTCATTGAGGGGGACTAGGTTTACAGTCTTGGTTGCAGCCTCTTCTTCAGCACCCTTGAACTTAGTTGCACGCTTACCACGAGGCTTCTCAGGGGTCATTGGACTTCTACCACAACAGCATCCTTACCCATTTCAGTAAGTACATAGCCCATCATAAACTCTAGGTCCTCAATCTTCTCGTTCTGTTTCCACCAGAGGTAGCCAATAACTGCAATACCAACAACATTTAGGATATCGAAGATCATAGTCTTTTCTTTCTTTGTTGTAGAAAAGAGCAGTTTACCTTCATGCTCAGGAAGCCCTATCGGTATTGAGGTGTCCTAAGACATAGCCCTGATAGGGGTTAGATAAGGTCTACCATATCGCAGCTACCGCCAACGCAAGCAAATGTGCTAGTGCCTTTAGAGGTATCTTCTTTCTCATAGTCACTCAGCTTAGACCAGTCAATCCGTGCAGGCATCAGTGCAAGCGCATCATTGTACTCACGCTCACTACACTCTTGATAGGGTGCTTGTTGGTAGGTGTGATCGCTGTGTGGCAAGAAAGATACACCAGACACCTCATCAAAGTACTTGAAGACCCAAGCACCTACTTCCATCCACTCATGGTCCCGTACAGTCACAGTCACAGATGGCTTATGCTCACACCAATGACGCTGATATGTAAGCCACATCTCAAGTTGTTCAAGGGCAGTCATATCATTACGAGTAACAGCCCCTACAGGAGACTTCTGTGGGAAGCTGAAGACAGTGGTAGCATCAGGCTTCATTACATCAGGTTCACTTGGGATACCTTGATCCTTCATAAACTGTGTCAGGGGGTCCTTATTGTCACCTCTAACAGTCCGAATGTAATAGGGAGAATGACGAGCGTGAATGCCAGAAGCGCTGTCAACAAGTTGAGATACCGTGCCGGAAGGTTTGACACAAGTGATAGCAACAGATGGATTGACACCAAGTTTAGCAGCCCATTCAGTGTTAGTAGCCACAGCAACATTCTTTAGGTGCTCCAAAAGATTATCAAGACCAACAAGACCAGATGACATTGGGATAGGCGCTTTGCCAGACAGCATTGCATTATCCATAATACCAGTCAACGATACACCAAGCAACCGCTCTTCTTCTGTGTTGTCTTTCCATACCTTACGGAGATATGGGAAGTGTGTCAAGGTAGACTGGATAGTACCAAGGATGGCAGCAATACGAACCTTACGCTCAAGGTCAGATAGAGTGTCTGTGGCACGAACAACTACCTCTGACAGGTTACAGAACTGGTAAGGACGAAGGATAATCTCCGAGCAAGGGTTAGTACCGAACTCGTAGCTAGGATCACGACGACCATTCTTGATAGCTTGCTTCTTACTAGCTGGACGAGAGAAGATACCGCGTTCACCTGACTTACTCTCTACCAGAGACAGCCATTCCCGCATAAAGGTTTCCATGTCAGGCTTCTCAGTATAGGCTACCGAGTTGTTAGCCAGAGAGCGTTGACCATTGTTCTCCCACCATTGACCACTCTTAGCATGACGCATACGGTCATCAGAGAGGTTAGACAAGCTGATCATGGCTGATCGACGGACACCACCAACAACTACAACCTCACCGATCTTACACATCAGGTCGTGGCATTCAATAGAGGAAAGCTTACGTCCCTTAGCTGCAACAAAGGTGTTGATAGTAAAGTTGAACAGTTCGATCAGAGGGGCAGGACCTGATGCACGACCACCAAAGGTCTTGAGTTTAGCACCAGCAGGACGAACCTTAGAGGTATCCCAGCTAGGGATTTCACCAGCATAGAGCAAGCTGATAAGCTGACGCAGAGCCTTAGCCCAACCCTCTTTGCTATCCTTGACACCGATGACAGTATCACTCTTGAACATCTGCTCAGGTACATCAGGCAACTTACTGATGTATTGTCGCTCAACAGAGAACCCTACACCTGTACCACAGAGCAAGATGAACATAGCCTCATCAAAGGACTTAGGGTCGTCTACAGGCATGTAGGAACAGTTGTAGCCTGCTGTGTTGTCACGCTCAAGGGCAGGCCCAGCGGTCATCATAGTACGCATAGAGGGCATGACTTCAAGATTGAGGATAGCCTGTTCAATCTCGTAAGCAGTACCCTGAAGGTCGCCATTAGGTCCGCCATTAATAGCAATGAGTTTAGGCTTTACCACATTCTCAATGTAACGGCTAACAGTCTCACCCCAAGTCTCACGACGATTCTCTGTGTCGATCCAACGAGCATAGCGTGATGTTGCAATAAAGGCTTGGTAGTCAGTAGGAAGATAGTTGCTCATTTATTCTTTCTCTTATTCAACAATGATGGCTAGACGGTGTGCTTGTACCACAAGACGGTTTGGTGTCAAGTCACATTTACAGGTTAGTGGTGTTTGCTTAGACCACTCGACAAGAACTACAGGAACACTCTTATCCCTGATCTTATCCAGTTTCTCTATGAGTTCTTCAACGGTCATCTATTACTTCCCTTTTGCTAGTTCATCTAGCTGGCTGTTGATAACCATCTTAAGTTTATCAAGCATTTGTTTTCCATCAGGTGAGGTAGCAACAGCTTCACCAGCTTCAGAAGCCGCCATCAGATATAAGGTTTCTTTAGACGGTGTAAAGAGAGAGATAACCAAAAGGATGGACCAAGCGATGATAAATCCTTTGAGCCTTTCCAACCCCATAAGTGGACCGTGGTGGTCCATACCAAATATCTCTACTCCCTTTGGTGGAAGAAGAAAAGCTGCAAGAAAAAGCGCAATAGCTGAAATCCCCACCACAAGACCAAGACGATCAACAAGTTCAGTTACATAAAGAAAGAGTGTCAAGTCGTTCAACGGTATGATACCTCATTAAGTCTGGCAAACTCTCCGTAGAGACGCTCTGCCGCTTCATTATAAACAATAGCTGCCTCTGTTTCTGTCTCATACTGACCTAAATAAGTACGAGGTGTTCCAATGGAAGCTTGCCATTTTCCGGTGCTTTTTGCGTAACAGACACCTAGATACCTTGAAGAGCCACCCTTTTTACTGCGCCTGTTAGCAGAATTTTGAACTCTGTCTGCCAACCTAAGATTTTCAACTCTGTTATCGTTTGGGTCATTATTCTTGTGATCTACGAAAGTGAGAGGCCATTCTCCATAGAATAAAAACCAAGCTACCCTATGAGCATTTAGACAAACACCATTAATGGATATTTTTGTAGCCGTCTTACCTCGTGATCCTGCAACATCGCCAACAGAAACTTTAGAGTATTTAGAGAATTTGTCTTTCCAGATAAAAATCCCACTTTCAGGGTCATACGAGATGCACCTTTTTACAGCTTCAGAAACTTCTTCTTTAATAGAACAATTAGCTTTGTTATACATAACACCTACCTTGAATCTCCACTTCCACTAAGAACCCCACGAGCAGCACGATCCTTAAGCTTTGCAGTAACCATAGTGGCAATCTCACTTAGGTCATACCCAAGCTCTTCTGCACACATAGCCAGATACCACAAACAATCTCCAAGCTCTTTGGCAGCAGCCTTGTCGTCAATCTTGCTGTCTCGGATCATCTTCTTGATATGACCACCAAACTCACCACACTCGTTCATTAGTCCTAGTGTGACATACAGTAGTCCAGTGTCCTTTGGGTAGATGGCAGTCTTCTTGCACTCGTCTTGGAAGGTATCAAACTCTGACTTGAGTTCCCACTTAGGCATCAGTAATCATCCTTGTATCTCTCCAAGTACACATAGCCTAGTGTGTCTAGCACATCAAGGACTTTCCAAAGGGTCAGGTTATTTTCTTTCAGGATATTGACGAAGCCGTGTTCTTCAATAATCTTTAGGATTTCTTCTTTAGTCATTTTCTACTTCGATAACCTCTACACCAGCAAGCTTTGCTATTTTTACCATCATGGCTGTCCCAACCCCACCCGGAAAAGCCACCACTAAATCAGGCTTACCTTCTTTGAGCATCTGTGAGTTACGAATATAACCCGCCGACTTTCCATAGGTTGACCAATCTGCTGGATAAGTCTCAATAACTGTACTGGGATTAGCCTTACTCCACACCCTAGCTAAACTGTCAGCCCCTCTTGCTCCACCCTCAATTATGGTAAGTGGTTTTCCATAAGCTTCCCAAATACCATTTAGTACCTCACAGACCTTTGCGTAATCTGTGTAGCCACGACCACCACAAACTAAGACCCTCATTTTCTAGGGTACAATCTTGTGTAAGCTACGTGAGAGGCATCGAATAGGAACCAAGCGAAGTCATCTGTACTGGACTGCTTACTGTCTTCAATCCACTTGACACGACCAATAGGAACAACCTTCTTACAGATATCCATGTAAGGTGCCATCCTCTTGTTGCAAGCATAGCCGAAGGGCAACAACAACCAAGTCGGCTTTAGTGTAGGAAACAACTCTAGCATCTGCTGTAGTGTTTCCCACTCAAAGGGTGGATTAGTGATCAGCAAGTCAATATCAAAGAGGTCTTCAGAAACTAAGGTCAAGGCATCTTTCTTGATGATACCATCTGCTTGTGGTTCAATGTCATACTGTTGTCTAGGCCACAAGGCATCACAGGTCAGGCTCTCAATGTGCTTGGACAGACGGCCATCACCAGCACAAGGCTCACAAAAGGTACCGTACTCTGGTAGATGAGCGATAAGAGGCTCTACAGCCCTCTCTGGTGTGGCATACCAATCACGTTCACGTCTAGGCTTCTCTTGGATGTTGTTAGACGTTACTTTAGCTTTTCTGCTCATGTTTGCCCCTTTTGTTTCAACTTAACCTTAACCCCTTTTAAGCCCTCTTTGTGTAAGATTCTCCAAACAGATTGCCTGTGAATATCTAAAGCATCTGCAATTTCATTGGGCTTAAGTCCCTGAGAGTTTAAAAGGCAAACTTTTAACCTGTTGATAGTGTTTTTACGACCTGTGTATTTCCCTTCTTTTTTCGCCTTTTCAATCCCTGCTCTTTGCAACTCTTTGTGGTTTAAGTAGTTTTTATCGTGAACAAGACCGTGGCAAGTCTCACAGAGAGGTACTAGATTTTGTCCATCTGAACCCCCAAGCACTTTAGGGACAACGTGATGAAGGTGGTGGCTCTCATTGCCGCAGTTTATACAAACCTTAAGGCTACCCACACACTTTCTCCAACCTATCTAAAAGATACTTAACAGAGCTTGGATGCCATTTACCCCCATTTCTGGACTTGTAACCGCCCTCATTTAGGAATTTAGCGATACCCCTATAGCTAGAACCAGCCTCTCTCATTTCCTTAACAAAAAGAAAGTCTTTCGCAAAAAAGTTAGCTTTTGCACTGTGCGCTGCACGAGCTTTGTCGCAATCTTCAGCAGTGCCGGAACGACCACGAAACCCACCCAGCTTCACACCACGAGCCTTGGCTGCTTGCAACCCAGCTTTAGTTAGAGTCCCGTGGTTCAGAAAGCGTCTGTCATGCACTTTACCGTGACAAGGTTCGCAAAGCCACACTAAGTTTGTCTCATTATCCGTACCACCAAGAATTTTAGGTACAATGTGGTGTCTGTGGTTAGCAGGTTCTAAGCAGTTACCACAACTAATATCATCCATACTCTTTCTCCAAAGCACTAAGAGAAACCCATTGAATATCATAATCACCGTTATTGATGTAACGCTTGATCACAACACCTTTGGACCACTCGGCGTTTGCCTGCCCAGCCCAGCGTTCTTCTGCTCCCTTGAAGCATCCTGCAACAAGACCATGAAGCGGCTTAGGTCGAGCATCAGCTTTCCTGTAATAGTGAAACTTATGACTGTGACCAACAGTGCAACTATAGGCCAGCTTTTCAACAAGGCTATAGCCATGATGCTTAGTAGACATTGCTGAACCAAAGTTACCACTAGATACGTAATGACCGTAGAGCACACCATCGTAGTCAACAAGGGCTGGTCCAGAGTTTTTGTAGGCGTGGTACTCATCGAACCAGTGGTCTGTTTGAAGATGGGAAAATGAGATTCCAAACTTATCCCCTTCTAATCGTGGGTCATGCCCGATAGCTTTCCTGATGCGGTTCTCGTGGTTCCCTTCAAAGCCAATACGCCAAGGTCGCTTCTTCTTAGATAGCTTGTACCGGCCCCAGATACGGTCCATAGCCTCGTTGTAAGCTTCTACGTCACGCTGGTAGGACTGTGCTACAATAGCCTGTGGGTAGCGCGTATCGTAAGTGTTAAGGCTCTGCATGTCAGCCCCGTCACCTAGATCAACAACATAATCAGGTTTGATGTCTTCGATCAAGTCACCAAGCCAAGTGAACCTTTCATTACTTACATCACCATGAGCATGAGCACAAGTCCATACGATTGCTGTTTTGGTCAAAGGTCTTCATCCCACACTAGAGAAACGACTTGGTCAACAAAGTGTTCGACCATAATCATTGCTTCATCAAAGTCTTCAAACACAAGCTCTTCCTCACTAAGGACCCCACGATCATCCTGCATAGTGACATACAAGACATAGCCCTCATTGTAGAGAAGACCGAACCCATCATCATCCATGTCCCAGTCAGGAACTTCACTGGAGTGAACTGGACCACGAAGCACATTCACTACTTTAGCCATTTCTGTGGAATCTCCTTGTCAGCATAAATGAAGCCATGTTGGTCACACCAGTCACCATAACTGGTCTTAGACCCTTTGTTTATCTTAGCCTTAGAGTTAGAGAACACAAACCTAATGTCTAGCTTAGGGTATTGCTTCTTGATAAGCAAGTGTTTCTTCCTGTCTGCACTCACGAACCTTCCCTTAGTCTCAACTATCAGACCATTAGGAAAAGTAAAGTCTGGTGTGTAGCTCCTGACTTCATCCACTTGATACTTGATCTTTGTGGTTTCATATCCGAACTCAACACCAGACTCTTGTAGTTGTGTTGCAACCTTGACTTCTAGGCCAGAACGATAACCTAGTCGATGGGCGGCATCCATACTTGATTTTCTTGTCGCCTTAGCCACAACAACCTCGCATTCATAATTACTCGTTCAACATCGTTCTCGTAGGCTTCAACACACACTTTGAACATTTCTACGTCAGTTTGGCATTCTGAGAGCATCTTCTGTGCTGTCTTAGGACCAACCTTGTAGAGGCCAATAACGTGGTCTGCGTTATCACCAGTTAGAACTTGTTCATAGAAGTTGAATGTTGCAGCTTCTTCAGTTATCTTTTCCCAGCTTTGCCTTCGTGGATTATAGATAGTACCGGGGATAGTCCTAAAGTCTTTATCGACAGATACAATAACGCAATCAGGATATAAACGGGTTGCTTCAATAGCGATATCATCATCAGCTTCTTGCCCTTCGCTGACTGTGGCTCCGTAGGAATCAATCAAGTATTGCCTAGCAAAGCCTAAAAGTAAGGGTTTCTCTCGACCTACTCTGTTCATCTTATAAGTATCAGAGACTTCATTACGGAAGTTACCCTTCCCCGTCAGGAAGATTTGATAATCCTCTTTTGTAGCGTAGGGGTTGGTGGCCTGTAAGATTTCCTCAATGATCTTATCAAGTTTATCACAGATACCACCAACAGTCTGCCCATCCTGACTAAACGCTGCTTGATATGTCAGCGGATCGCCATCAATGAGGAGTTTCACTTAGCACGCATCCCTTTAACGAAAGCTTCGTACTCTGGTGTAGTCAGGTAATATGACAACACACAATAGAAAGAACTGAGTGTCATAGCAATATTATCAGGTGTCTCAAACGGATCATTTTTTGGGTCACTCAAGAAGCCAATGACCTCTTTAAGTTCTTTGATAATGATTTGTTCCCGTAGGTCATAGCCGTCATCATCACTATCAATGATGGCTGTGATTAGATCAAGTTTACTTTGAGAGTTCATTGTTCACCTTAAAGATTGTCGGGAAGGCTGGTTCTAGGGCTTTACGAATTTCACGAGCAAGCAAGACATGTTCCCATTGGGTAACACCGGGATCATCACGCACATCAAGATAATGCAACCAACTACGAACTGTTCCGTTCACATAAAGCTTACTCATGGTAAGCCCTTCGGGAAGGATCACACGAGCACACTCTTTAGCCACAGAGTGTTTACGCATGTTAGTGTAGAGCATTCTGGCTTCAGAAGCCAAAGCGTCTGCGTTGTAGTCAAACCTATCTTGCAAGGTTTCGTCTAGATCATCAACACTGTTCTGACGGTTCTTATCATCTTGCCTACGGAACTCACGATCCGTAAACTCAATCTCGTCAGAGTATCGCTGACTGAACTCTTGGAAACAGAAGCTACGATGACGTAGAAGCTGACGGGTAATATCCCTTGGTGCCTCTACCTCAATAATAGCGTTAGCCATCTCAAAGACTGACCAGTGTGTGTTACGGATACAGT